GATAAAGAAATTAATGTCATGAGTTTAATACAAAATCTAATAAACAATAAATAAAAAATGGAACAACCACAACTTAACATCGATTTAAAAAATACCACAGGAATTCCAAATTCTGAAGGTGGTAGTGTATTTCAACAAGGTCTTATCCTAAGAAAAATCTCTAAATTCATTGCGGGTACACCTGAAGATGCAATTCTTCCAATCCCTGTATTTTATGATCCTCATACATTCAAAATCTTTGCTGAAGCATTGCCTAAAGAATTGCGTGAAGAACTTAAAGACGAAAGTATTTAATGAAAAACGTTTTTGATTGGTTAAAGGAAATCAATTCTACAAAATCCCATCCTGATACATTTACCAATCAGGATTGGGATATTTGGAATTCTTACATGGTACATCGATTCCTAAGTATGAATCCAGACTATATAGAATTAGTAAATGAAGTTCAATCATTACCTCCATCCAATAAAAAACAAATATATTCAATCTATAGAGAATATATCCCTAAAAACAACAAATGGTCTAAGTATGTTAAATCTAGCAGTAAAGAATTTGATAAAGATCTAGTTCTACAGCTAAAAAAACACTTTAATGTTTCTGCTCGAGAAATAAAAGACTATTTAAAAATTTTAGACAAAAAAGAAATACAAAGTATTTTAAGTAAACAAGGTTTAGAAGAAAAAGAAATTAAAAAATTATTAAAATGAAACCAGAATTGTACGATATGCTCTTTACCCAAGCAATGGCCGAAAGAAGCAAAGCAATGTTAACTCTTAATCTATTATCAGAACATCCCGCAGGTATTGGAGACCATTCAACCAAAGATTTTTATAGTAATGCTGAAGAAGCTCTAGCTATGTTAGTAGATGCAGATGATAAAATTGAAGCATTGCAAAAATATTTTAAATCTAAATCTAAATCTATAATCTAATGAGCGATTCTATAACTGCTTACTACGATAGAGAAAGAGATAGACAGGACAAATACGTTCAGTCTGTAAAAGAAAAATTTGAACAGCGTTCACAAACTGGAATTAAAAAATACAATACTACTCTAGAAAGAGAAGATCTAGATTTCCTAGACTGGTTAAACCACCTTCAGGAAGAACTAATGGATGCTACTTTGTACATAGAAAAACTAAAAGATTTTGCCCAAAAAACTTCCTAAAATAGTTAAAGAAATCCAAAAAGCTACCCCACCACCAGTGAATTATGCTTACCAAAAAGGAATTTCTTTCTCTCAACTAACCATATTTAACAACTGTCCTCACAGATGGAAACTGCAGTATAAGGATAGAATTAAAGTATTTACTTCCTCTATCCATACTGTATTTGGTACTGCAATGCACGAGGCTATCCAAAAATATTTGGATGTAATGTATGCTAGCAGTGGGGCTGAGGCTGATAGACTAGACCTAGTAGAAATATTTCAGGAAAAGTTTGTTGGGGAATATAAAGCTCAATACACATCAAATAATAAACAACATTTTTCTTCAGCTGAGGAAATGAGAGAGTTTTTTGATGATGGAGTAGAAATCCTAAACTGGTTAAAGAAAAAACGAAACAAGTACTTTTCTAGAAGAGGATGGTATTTAGTAGGTTGTGAGATACCCATCGTAATCCAGCCAAATAAAATGTATAATAACGTATTATACAATGGATTTTTGGATGTTGTAATGTACCACGAACCAACTAATACATTTAAGATTCTCGACATAAAAACAAGTACTAGTGGATGGAGAGATAAGGAAAAGAAGGACGAAAACAAACAGTTCCAGCTAATACTATACAAACATTTTTTTTCAGAACAATACAATATCCCTATTGACAGCATTGAAGTAGAATTCTTTATTGTTAAACGGAAAGTAATGGATTGGGACGATGAGAAAATTTTATCTCCACATCAAGCTTACAGAGTACAAACATTTGTTCCTGCTAGCGGGAAAATTAAAGTAACTAAAGCTAAAGAAGCTTTAAATAACTTTATAAAAAAATGTTTTAATACCTCTGGAGAGATAAGGGAAGAAGAATACCCAAAAGTTGTAAGTAAATGGAATTGTTTGTATTGTCCTTTTAAAGAAGATAAGAACAATTGCGGAGAAGGAATTATTTTCTAACCTTTAGTATATATTTATAATATATAAGTATATTAATATTCACTAAAACAATTATTTAAATTATGGCTAAAGACCTAACTTTAACAAGTGTAAAGATTCAAACAGATTTGTTTGAAAATTTCAAAATCGAGTGCGTAAAACGAAAATTTAGTTTTCAAAAGCTTGCCGACCGAGCTGTTTATTTGTATCTTACGGATGAAGATTTTCGTAAAAAAATTACAAACCAAAACCTTACCGAACTTTAAAAATAAAATATGAATAAAAGTTTTGATTATATCCCAAAAGATAAAAGAAAAAAAATCGTTTTAATTTGTGATGACATTAGAGTTCATTCTGGAGTAGCAACAGTTGCTAGAGAAATTGTTACCCATACTTGTCATCACTTTAATTGGGTTAATATTGGGGGTGCTATTAATCACCCAGATAAAGGTAAAAAATTAGATTTAAGCGCAGATAGTAACAAAATAGCAGAGATTGAAGATTCATATGTTATGATGTATCCTACTAATGGATATGGTGATGCTGATTTTTTACGTCAGGTAATTAAAATAGAAAAACCTGATGCTATAATGTTGATTACAGACCCAAGATACTTTGTATGGTTATTTAACATTGAGCAAGAAATTAGAAAAAATATTCCAATTACATATTTAAACATTTGGGATGATTATCCTGCTCCTATGTACAACCGACCTTATTATGAGGCTTGTGATTTGTTAATGGGAATTTCAAAACAAACTGTTAATATTAACCAACTAGTTTTAGGTGATAAAGGTAAAAACAAATTGTTTAGGTATGTTCCTCACGGTTTAAATCATAATGTTTATAGACCAGTGGAGGAAAACGATCCTGAATTAAAGAAATTTAAGAAGGAGTTTTTTGGAAACGATAATCCTGATTTTGTTCTATTCTTTAACTCTCGTAACATTAGAAGAAAACAAATCCCAGATGCAATGTTAGCATTTAGAGCATTTTTAGATAGTTTACCTAAAGAAAAAGCAGATAAATGTCAAATGGTATTGCATACTGAAATTGTAAGCGAGCATGGTACAGATTTAGCAAAAGTTAAAGAATATTTCTTTAATGAAAGTTACCCTAATGCTATTAAATTTTCTACTCAAAAACTATCTTCAATTCAACTTAACTATTTGTACAATATTGCAGATGCCCAAATATTGTTAACTTCTAACGAAGGATGGGGTTTAACTATTACAGAGGCAATTTTGGCAGGTACTCCAATTATCGCTAATGTTACAGGTGGTATGCAAGATCAAATGAGATTTGAAGACAAAGATGGAAAATGGTTTACCCCAACTGCAGACTTTCCTTCAAACCATAATGGAACACTAACCAAACACGGTGAATGGATATTCCCAGTTTTTCCAACCTCTAGATCAATCCAAGGTTCTCCCCAAACTCCTTATATCTTTGATGATAGATGTAAATGGGAAGATGCGACCGAAAGAATTAAAGAGATTTACAATATGCCTAGAGCTGAACGTAAAGCAAAAGGATTAAAAGGTAGAGAATGGGCAATTGGAGAAGCAGGATTTACCTCAGAAAAACAAGCAGAAAGAGTTATGGAAGCATTTAATGAGTTATTTTCTACTTGGAAACCTAAAGAAAAGTACGAGATTACCAATGCTACAGAGTATAAAGGAAAGTTTTTACCACATAAATTATATTATTAATGAGCAAACCAGTTTTTGTAATTAGCAGCCCATATGACACTTATTCAGGATATGGGGCTAGAGCTAGAGATATTATTCAAGCAATTTTAAATCTAGACAAATATGATGTAAAACTTTTACCCCAAAGATGGGGAAGTACTGCTTGGGGATTTTGTGAAGACAATCCTGAATGGAATCACCTTCATCAATATAGATTAGATTCCCCTACTTTAAATAGCAAACCTGACATTTGGATGCAGATTACTATCCCAAATGAATTCCAATCAGTTGGAAAATACAATATTGGAGTAACAGCTGGAATTGAATCTAATTTATGTAAAGCTGAATGGATTGAGGGTTTGAATAGAATGGATAGGAATTGGGTTTCTTCTAATTTTGCAAAACATACCTTTGAAAATAGTAAATATGAAAGACGAAATACTCAAACT